GAACAGGTTTACTCATTGTTGCCATAGTTATAAGATCCTTTTCTCTTAGAATATAAAATTCTTCATCAGACATTGGAATCCATTTACTAAAACCCATACCTCTCAATATTTTTTGCTCGCCAATTTCTTTAGTGATTGGCAATACGCTAACAGGATCAGATATAAACAATAGAGTTTCCCCCTTGTCCTCAGTAAGAACCGCCTTAGCAAGGACTTCTTCCCCACTAACCAGTTTGAATATACCGTGAAATTCTTCGTCGTGTTTTGCGTAATTAATCATAAGTTTTTACTTTGACGTCTATGATCTCATACTGAAATTTTTCCTCATTATAAATTTTGACTCTTTCCATCAGGTGATTTAACGTGTAATTGTTGCCTCTGTCTGTTGAGATATCATCAGCAATATCATATAGAGTTGCTTTTGATTTATTGTCTCCCTTCCGCAATACTCGTCCAATAGATTGTAAATTACGAATCCTAGATTTAGAAGGAGAAGCGAAAATAACATTGTGTAATCTTTTAATATTGATGCCAGTAGAGAACGTACCATACGATGCAATGATGATTGCATTGTCTGATGCCTCTGTTAACATACGAATTTCTTCGCGGTCATCGACATCTACACCCCCATGAACAAAGAACACGGGTCTGTCTGTATGACTATTTATCAAATTGTAAAGAGGTTCACCATGCCTTTCTACATAATTGAACAAGACAAGAGTATTTCCCTTGACATCACAGGCAAGGTTACGGATAAACCTGTTCCTTCCTTCATGTTCAATAAGGTAATCAATCTCATCTTGATAACCTTCAAATATTTTTTCATCATGTTTTAAAAGAACTACCTTGACTTTTAGTTTGGCAATATGCCCTTCCTTCATTAATTGATTAGTTCTTGTGACTTGTGAACATCTACCAAACAAACCTTCTAATACAAGTTGATTTACATTGGCACCGTCTAATGTTCCTGTAAATCCAATACGGTATTTGCAATCATGCAACTTACCCATCAATGTGCTTAGAGATTTTGCTTTGAACTGGTGTGCTTCATCACCAATCACGCAGTCAAATCTATCAAACCATTTCTTTGGTTCTTTATATACTGACTGCCAAGTGGTAATTATCACACTATGATCTGTATATTTGTCTTGCCCTGCGTATATTCTATGGCAATCTTTCTTTGCCATCCAACCATATGTTTCAAAGTCCTTATACATTTGTTCGACAAGAGAGGTAGTGGGGACTACAATTAAAACATTACGACCAACGTTTAAATGAAATCTAACCAATGCATAAATCATCAAAGATTTTCCTGACGCTGTGGGGGACAGCAACAATCGTCTGTTGTATTTTAGTGCTTCGTAAATTGCCTTATACTGATAATCCCTTACCTCAAGAGTCGGGGGCAGATGCAGTGATCTTACAAAACCTACAACCGACTTGGGAGTGATTAGTTCATTCTCTGTAATGGGATGACCAAAGTATTCATCACTCTCTATTTCATATTCATATCCTTTTTCTTTTGCCCAGTCAGTTAAGTAATCTACAAGACCACAATATATCTCTCCTGTTGCAGGGGAAAATAATCTAATCTTCCCATCCCAACCTCTATACCTTCGAGTCTTTTGCATGTATTTTGCAGACTCAACTTCAAAGGTAAAGAAGTCTGCTAACTCATAATTAATGTGAGGTTGTGCCTCAACTTTGAGATAGACTTCATTCTTTTTACGAATAAGGAGGTCCATAAAACCATGCTACTAAAGATTCACGAGTTCCTGAGATGATAGGACGTACCCTATGCCATTGATCACTTTGAAAGAAAATAGCAGATCCTGCTTTTGACTTAAAAGTTTTATATCTTGGATCAGTCTCTGGTTTATATATCTCCAAATCAAACTCGCCTCCTTCGTAGTCCTCATTTAGAAAGAGTGTCATACTAATCTTTCTTACATTTCCGTTTATTGGTTGTGCGTGTTCATCTATATGCCAATCATAAAAATCTCCCTCACCATATCTACCATACTGAACTGGTTCGACACCTGTAATTTTTAAATTCCAACGAGCATCTTCATTTATTTTTTTAATCATACGAAGAAGCATGGCAAGAAGTTCTCTGTCTCCTAACCATGCTATCTCTGAACTTCTATTTGATTTTGTGCCACTAACAATTTGCCCTCTAGTCCATCTATGTCTATATGAAATTACCTTGTTAACTATAACCTGTGCCTTTGTATTGAAAATAACTTCCTTGTAGGGCAATCCGTATTTCATTAAAATCCATTCTTAAATTTTTCCCAGTCTATCGCATTCTTGATTTGAAAATTGCGGTTGTTGATCATTCTCAATACACTATCAAGATACAATAGAGTCTGTTCTATGTAGTCTATTCTATATTGTAGTTTCATTATATCATCATCGGATTCAATAAACATATTAATCTCTTCTTTTGTAGTCAGTTTAAAGTCAAATGGCATTTCCTTATATACAGAGGATGGTGCTTTACCTTTATAATATAACCATTTCTCTTTGATAAGACGCTTCATATCTAACTCTTTCTCCTTTTTCATCAGAGAAAAAGTATTATGAAACTCCATGTATTTCATGTGAAGTTGTGGAATTTTTGTAGACTCTTCGCAGTATAAGTCACCATCTATTACACTGTCCTTTTTCCACATCTCTTGAATGCTTTCAAGATTCATACACCCTGATCCTTGGTTTGATTAAACCACTCCTTTAGTGTAGTCTGATAACCTGACTCTCTACTCTTCTCTGGGATTATCCCCTTCATCTTGTTGTAGTCGTTGTGCATCGCTTGGAGGAGCCATGCCTGTGCTAGTTGAGTCGGTCCTTCTTTCAACAATTGGATTTGTAATTTCGAGAGACCAGCCTTCATCTCCAAATACTCCTGTCTCCACGATGTGTGGGGTGCTTTGTCTGTCATCTTTTTCCCATTCCTCTAGTAGGGTTTTTGCTTGACGATCAACGTCGTCCATAGCCATAAGTATTTTACCATCAATCCACAATTTATGCAACCATTCAATAACACCTGTAATTAAATGAGATAACCAAGGTGATTGTTTCTTTGCCCATCTTTTAGATTTGGTATACCAATTATCTATACCACCAAATGTTTTCTCAAACTTAAATATATTAAACTTCATCTTCTAGTTTTCTGGTTTACGTCTCTGATTTCATATAAAGTATATTTAAAAGTTGCTTCCGCAGTCATGAATGAATTATCTTCACTTGCAACATCAAACGTTAGAGTTGATAGTTCTACAGGGAATAGATCTTTGAATACAACATCAAAGTTTGCTAGATTATTATTGTTTAATACTTGTAGAGTAGCATCAGAAAAACGTACGTCTTGAGAAGGAGAATCTCTAAACTTAGTTTTCCATGCAGTTCGTTCATCATAATATTGTGGAGTTCCTAATGCACGCATCCAGTTATGAATCTCCATATAATTTCTTAGATCTTCATCTACAATAAATTCAACAGTTAAATCACCATACTGTAGATTTCCCTCTCTGGGTAAAGGAACTAAACCTGCAGTAGGAATAAGAACCTCACCTAAATTTAGTGCAGGAATCTGTGCTTGTTGACATAAAAAAGATACCTTCTTTGCCTTATCTAATAGGAAAAGATATCCTATAGGGGAAAGAAAGTTTCTGTTTGTTAGTTGGTCTTGATACCAATTTGCCATTAGTCTCGTTGTCTCCAGTCGTCAGGTTTCTCTCTGTTAAACCATTCACCAATGTCATCTGCACTATTGAACCCGCTTCTATAATCAGATGGGTCGGGTTCTCCTAACCCCATCTTATTCAGAAAATCATCTGTCCCTCCCTTCTTCATGTCAGGATTTGCTGCTTTCTGTCGTGCTTGTCGCATCCAAGTGGCAGCAGTGGTATTTCTTTTTGCTAGTTTTTGTGCCCAAATCATGTCATCTAGTTTGACATTTTCACCATCTACGATCTGTTTACAGATAGACTCTAGTCGGAGTCGGTATTGGGTTGAAAGCATTTGTTATTCTTTGCTGAGTTTGGCAGATAGTTGATTGAGTTTAGTATACTCTTTGTACGCTTCATCAGATCTACTGTGAAGTATATCTTTGATATCATTTATAATGATATCATTCTCAACGTAGTCGTCAAGGTATTTGAAGAGTGCTTCTTTTAGATACCTTTTTCGATGCCACTCAGGAGAATAAGGATTATAATCCATAATATAATTCCATTGTGATAGAGCTATTTAGCACATAAAAAAAGGGAGCATTTCTGCTCCCCATCTGGTCTTCCCTAATACGATTTACATAAGAACCTCTTTGCATATGCGTTTGCATGTTGCTTGTTGGTCGTTGCACTCGATTAAACACTCGTAGTATTCTGTTAGTCGTGTGTCATGTTCTTCTTCATATGAACCCGCTAATTGATTATATGATACTAGGTTGTGCATAAACTCTCCATGTGATGTGAAAAAATAACAAACAAGTTTTAGTGCATCTTGTTTTTCCTAATTCTACTACTACTTATATCAAAACTCACACAAATCATATAGGTACTTTACCCTTAGATAAAAAAGGAGGGAGGTTGGATTCCTGTATACCAACAAATAACGGGCATTACTACAGTAGTAAAAACGTTATTGCCTGAGACCCGATTGGTCGATCGGTTCTACCCTGCGGTAGCAGCACCACCTGTGTCTCATCACCTTAA